TACTGATAGTCAAAATCAACATAATCGAAAAATAAACATTAATAATGTTTCCAAAACAAAAGGTATATCTTGGGAAAAATCAACAAAAAAATGGAGAGTTGATTTGGGCGTTAACGGCAAAAGAAAACATTTTGGAAGATTTTTTGACCTAGAATTGGCTGAATTGGTGGCAATAGAGGCAAGAAATAAATACCATAAACAATTCGCAAGGATTCAATAAAAATGAGCACTAACGTACCGTCAATTACATGGACCAATGGCGCACCTGTCCTGCCAGCAGAATCAGCAATTCTTGCTGGAGTTCAGGCAGACATTAATGCAGCTTTTGGAGGAGGCGTAAACCCCGGTCTTACGACTCCGCAGGGTCAATTAGCTCAAACCGAAACTGCCATTATTGGCGATAAAAACAATCAAATTGCTTATATTGCTAACCAAGTAAACCCAGCGTTTGCTTCAGGTATTTGGCAAGATGCTATTGGTTATATTTATTTTATGAGCCGAATTCAAGCTTCGGGAACCGTAGTAAATGCCACTTGCGTAGGCGCAGTTGGTACGGTTATTCCTTTAGGCTCTATTGCTCAAGACTCTAGCGGATACCTTTATGCCTCTACTGCAGCAGCCACAATTCCTTCCAGTGGCAGCGTAACCGTTCAATTTCAAAATCAAACTACTGGACCGATTGCTTGTCCTATTGGATCTCTTAATAAGATATATACAGCCGTTGCTGGCTGGAATACTGTATCCAATCCTGCTGCTGGCGCACTTGGAAACAACGTAGAGTCTAGGGCAGCCTTTGAATTGCGTAGACAAGCAAGTGTGGCAGTAAATGCCGTTAACTCTATTCAATCTATTCAAGCAGCCGTTTTAGCCGTTCCTAACGTATTGCAAGCCGTTGTTGTAGATAATTCAACGAATGCAACCGTAAACTATGGCAGCACTAGCTATCCATTGGCAGCGCATTCTATTTGCGTCAGCGTGGCTGGCGGTACGTCTTCAGCGATTGCCACTGCTATTTGGAATAAAAAACCACCGGGCTGCGGATACAACGGTAATACAACCGTTACCATTTATGACACCACTTATGCAACCCCAATTCCTTATACAGTCACTTATTTGACTCCAACGTCAACGGCAGCATACTTTACGGTCAACATTCAAAATAACCCATTGTTGCCTTCAAATATTGTCTCGCTTGTTCAAAATGCTGTTTTGGCATCATTTAACGGTCAAGACGGAGGAACTGCGGTCACTATCAACTCGACAACCTACTCAGGTCGCTATTATGCAAACATCAATGCTATTAGCTCTGCGGTGAATGTGATTGAAGTTTATTTGGGTACTTCTGCAAGCCCAAGTACCTTATCGATTGCATTCGGCATAGATCAGTTGCCAACCCTTTCAGCTTCTAATATTGCGGTGGTATTGGTTTAATCATGCAAAATTGGGATCAAACTCTTTTAAGTCAATATTGTGATTCGCCAACGATTGACGGTCTGCTTAATTCTTACAATAGCGCAGTTGATCCTGCTACTGATATTGCTAATTTTTATGTAAATATTTGGGATGTCTATACTGCCGTTGGCACTGGTTTAGATATTTGGGGTGCGATTGTTAACGTTTCTCGTTATCTTCAAATCCCCGGCTCTCCTAATTATTTAGGTTTTGAGGAAGCCTATCTTTCAGGATATGCAACCACAGGTCCACAACCTTTTGGTCAGGCTCCTTTTTATACTTCAGTTGCCTCTACAACAACCTATTATTTGTCGGATGACGTTTATAGACAGTTGATTTTGATTAAAGCTGCGGTCAATATCGGCAATCTATCGGTTCCTCAAATTAATCAGTTGCTTCAAAAATTCTTTGGGCAATCTATTTCAGGAAGTCCTTATGGTGTAGCGTATGTTATTGATACACTTAATCAAGGATTTACCTATCATTTCAATTTTGTACCAAATGCCTTGCAGCTTGCTATTGTTCAAAATTCAGGAGTTTTTCCTAGACCTGCAGGTGTTGCCGTAACCGTCACTTATTAATAGGATCAAATATGCAAAGTACCAATATCCCAACAAAGATTCCCGTTCCGTTTGCAAATTCTGCCAGCTCAACTTATAAAAATACCATTCCGACAGCTTCTCAAATTGGTATTACAAACGGTAAAGCTTCTTTAACGGATGGATTCCCACCCCTTACATTTCAAGCTATTAGTTCGGGTGGAGTCCCTCCTTTTGGAGCAGACTTTAACGGCATTCTGTATGAAATAACATCCATTACTCAGTGGCAACAAGCGGGTGGATTTTTCCCTTACGATTCCTATTTTTCTTCAACTATTGGAGGTTATCCAAAAGGGGCAATAGTTTTATCTTCTAGTTTGGGTGGATTGTGGCTAAACTTTATTGAAAATAATGCTAGCAATCCTGATACCGGTGGTACTGGATGGACACCTTTAGCATTTTTCCCCGGTCAACAACCAATAACCATTTCAAGCACTACAACAACGCTTACTTCATTACAAACTGCTTACCCAATTTTGTTTTTGACAGGAACATTAACGGCAAATAGCACAATTTATGTTCCTCAATTAGCTAGAGAATGGATTGTTGTTAATCAAACAAATGGTTCATATACTTTAACAATGGCAATTTCGGGAGGTCTTGGAGTTACTCTTACTCAAGGACAAAACACTTTTGTTTATACAGACGGTTCAAGTGGTGTTTATTTTGCAGACTCAGCAAAAGTGGCAAGTTTTAATGGACGTGTAGGAACCGTTAGCTTAAATGCAACTGATGTCACTTCTGCTCTTGGTTATACTCCTTATAACTCAAGCAATCCAGCGGGATATTTGTCTTCTGCAGTAACTACATTTAATACAAGAAGCGGAGCAGTAACGTTAACAGGCTTAGACGTTACCAATGCGTTGACTTTTACCCCTTATAATTCAAGCAATCCATCGGGATACATTACTGTTCCAACTGGTTTAGGCTGGAATGGCACTTCTTATCATGACTTTACAAGTTCAAAAACTGTAGGTACGACCTATACAAATAGTTATGGTTATCCTATTTTTCTTGAAATTAGTACCAATGCTGGAGGTGGTGGAGCAACAAGTATTAATGTAAATGGATCTCAAATTGCATATATGAATAGTGTTAGCGCACCTCCTTATGGAGCTTATGTTTGTGCAATTATTCCAACTGGAACCACCTATTCTGTTTCGAGTAACGGATATATTACTCAGTGGACTGAAATTTATTAAGGAAAATTATGAATCACTATATAACACCTGACAATCAAATTTATGGTTTTGACGATGATCAAAAATCGCTTATTCCAGTAGATGCTATTGAAATTCCATCTATTTATACTTTTGCACAGTATCCATTTTTGTCAGTTGTAAAAGGAGAAATTAAGTTTGATTCTTCTGCATATAACATTGCAAACAAAGCTCAAACAATCGCTCTTTATGAAAATGCTGCTCAAACTAATCTTGATTCTGTAGCAAAATCTTGGGGATATGATTCTTTAGTTTCTGCTGTTTCTTATATAAATTCAACAAATCCACAATTTAAAGCTGACGCAGAAGCATTGATTGAATGGCGTGACAGTTATTGGATGGAGGCTTATACTATTAAAGCAGGAAACTTGCCATCAACTGCTGACGCTTTTGTTGCCATGCTCCCTGTAGCCCCAACTAAACCCGTTGTTTAAAAAGGAAAAACCATGAGCATTAATTTGACCCTAGAAGTTCAAGAAGTAGAAGCTGTTGTTGCTGGCTTGCGTAAGCTGCCAATGGAGCTAATTGAAGAATTGGTCAATAAGATCAAAATTCAAGCTATCCCTCAAATTCAAGAACAAGCCCTTGCTGCTCAAGCTGCTGCTGCTCCTGCAGAAGTTCCCGCAGATCCGGCTCCAGTAGATCCAGCCCCGGCTGCCTAACATAAGGAAAAATCATGTTTTCAATCAAGCAATTCCTCATTAATGCGTCTTCAGAAGTTCGTCAAGAGATCCGTAAATTGATTGACGAAATTGAAGCCAGTATTCCTGCAGAAGTTCCTGTTGTAGAAGAAGCTGAAGCCCCAGTAAAAACAAAGGCTAAAGCTGCTGAAGCAGAAGCCGAAACACCTGCTGCGGAGTAAGAAGCATGGATTGGTCAGCAATAGTCGCAGCCATAGCAATTTTAGCCACAGCAGCCTCGGGAGTTATTGGCTGGTGGTCAAAAGAGCTATCTAAAAACCAAGATAAGATTATTGGAGACCAATCCACTTTAGCAAGACAGATCAATAGCCTTGAGGTAAAGGTCTCAGATCACTACGTTAAGCGTGAAGATTTTCAAAGCGTTACCAACCAAATATTTCAAAAGCTGGACAAAATACTCGACAAACTTGATACGAAGGTGGATAAATAATGTTTAAGCAGATCGCAGCACTACTCAGACCTAGATCAGTAGCACCTGTAGCAGTTGCAGATTCTGCTGAAACCCCCGTCAAGCGTAAGCCAGCAGCTAAAAAAGTAGCGGTTAAAAAGTATGCTGCAAAGCCTACAGCCAAAACTGTTGCAAAACCTGCAGCCAAAAAGCCAGCAGCAAAAAAGACCGTAGCCAAGAAAAAATGAAACCTATGCACAAATCAAGGACTATGTGGTTTGGTCTAGCGGTTATGTGCTTAGGCTTTATTTACGATAACTTCTCCGTACTTCAAAACGTTATCGACCCTAAAAATTATGGGTGGTGGCTTATGGGAATCGGGCTTGCAGTCCAAATCCTTCGTTATTTAACTGACAAGCCAATCCGATAATGTTTCCGTTGCCAATCCTTACTTACGTCAAACTAGCTGCAGCAGTGGCTGCGTTGGCATTTTCTTGGTATCTTGGCTATAGCTTTGAAGCGTCTCGCTTTGATCGATACAAAGCAGATCAAGTGCTAGAGACCCAAAGACTTAAAGACCAACATCAAGCAGCAGCCGATAAAATCGAAAAGGATAAAAATGACCAAATCAACTCTATTAATACTCGGCTTGCTAATGCTCTTGTCGAGCTGCGGAACCGTCCCAGCAGACCCAAATCTGAAGCCACCAACGCTTCAACGTGTGGAACTGGGGCAACCCTTTATGCCGAGGATGGAAGCTTTCTTATCGGGGAAGCTGCCCGAGCAGACAAGCTCAGATCAGCCCTCCAAGCCTGTTACGAACAATACGACTCATTAATGAAGTGAAATGCCTAAAGATAAACTTGCTGCCGTTGTCACTTTAATTGCGTCATTTACTTTATGCCTGACTGTTTTATCAATGGTTACGGTTTTTATGTTTGGATTTTTCAATCCTGAAGTTGACAACAATAAACTTTTTGAAATAGTCGGACCCGCATTTCAAACCATTATTGGCGGGTTCATTGGATTAATTACTGGAATAAAAATAGGATCTAACAATGACTCCGAGTAAAAAGTGCTATGACTTAATCAAAGAATTTGAAGGATGCAAGCTTGAGGCTTATCCTGATCCCGGCACTGGAGCCGAGCCGATTACTATTGGAGTAGGACATACTGGCGGTATTAAGCTGGGAATGACCATTACTCAAGAGCAAGCCGATGAGTACCTTGTAAGTGACGTAGCCCATGCTGCAAGCTCCGTAAATCAAATGGTAAGCGTAGATATGACTCAGGGCGAATTCGATGCCCTATGCTCGTTTGCGTTTAATCTAGGGGTAGGAAATTTGAAAAGCTCCACTCTTTTAAAGAAGCTAAATGCTGGCGATAAGCAAGGCGCAGCAGATCAATTTTTGGTATGGAATAAAGCTGCAGGTCATGTAATGGCTGGACTTACAAGAAGGCGTGAAGCTGAAAGAGCTTTGTTTTTATCTGAATCAGCATGACAAAACATTTTCCCGGTCTCGATATGGACGCTATCTACGACAGGCTTGAAGAAAAAAAGCTTCGGTATCCAAAGCACCATAAGACAACTGGATACTGTTTATCCTGCAATGCCCCCCTTCAGGATCGGGCATTTTGTGATAATTGGTGTCGAGAAGACTACGAGTTTGAAAGTGAAATGCGAAAAAAAATCGTTGGCAGATCTAAGCGTTAACGAAACCCGCTTAATCGGAACGGTGTAAAAGCGAACGTAGCTTGGTACGCAAGAGGCTTAGGCATGACATTATCATCGACCAAAGCCCTAATATTCCAACCGAGATTAACCATAATGCAGCGACTGAAACCAATAGGAACAATAGCGACAAATTGAAATAGTCCATTAGCGTTAACGAGTACCCAACCTGAAATCGCATTGTCGTTGTCCTTTATCAGGTTATTCCCTTTAAACGAAGCAAAATAGGGGTTATTCAAATAACGCAATCCGCAGCTATATGCCGGATTTCTCCATAGCCATTTTACCTTGCTCCAATAGCTTCTACCATTAATTGATTGGAAGGTCGAATCCCCATCAAGGCTATTGTCCGGGGTCATAA